TTATCTAGGTGTTGTTTTATATCTTTCTGCATGTCCCTCAGTAACCAATTGTTCATTTATATTTACGTAACCATCAGACATCTTCGCTGATGGAATCATTATAATGCCTAAAATCCTGCCATATTTTCCTCGTTTATTTAAAATTGTCTTAATCATAAATTCTTTTGGCAATAATTCTTTTAATCTATCTTTTGCGGCATTACCTAATTTTTTCTCTTCTAAATCTAACGTACGAACTTCAGGAGTATTAATTCCATGCAACCGCACTCGTTGTTTAATTTGAATACCAAACCCGAGATCAATATTAACATCAATGGTGTCTCCATCGATAATTCTATTTAACGTGGCTGTATATTCATACATAATCAACTCATTATATTTAACATTATATTCTAACTTGCATAATACTGTAAATATTGATACGTCTTTTTAAGCATCTTTTTAATTACTGGATGCGTCATATCTTTCTTAAAATATTTACCATATGCCCACAATGTTAGGCTTGAAGATTCTTTGGCGTCACTTGATATATTTGAAAAACCACGCAATTCCTGCATGGATTGTTCTGGTGTAAGATTCGCATTATGCAATTCTATTGCAATATCATGTGAATGAGCCTCAATTTCATCATCATCAGATAGATAATCAACTTGCTCTTCATCCGGAGTACGCATAAATTTTTTAAATATAGAAAGAACATCGTCGGCCTTTCTTCCATCTATACCATCTCTAGCATTCCATTGTTCTCTATGAATAAATTCATGCATTAATGCTTGTTTAACTCGAAACTTTAAATTCTTCCAACCGCTATCATCAACAACAATGCCATCTGCATCATCTCGATGATGGGCCAATACCAATTCAATATTTTCCCAATCCATCCATTTAGATGGATCGAAATATCCATTTAAGTTCATAGCATCCGGTTCTACTGCTTTACTATCTTCATGTGTAGTTACTACAATGCCATATTTTTTTCGCAAGGCTCTTTGAAACTTCGCCGCAATTACTTTAGGTGAAAGTTCTTTATCAACTATAAGATGCTTGATTCTTTCAATTTCATTATCTACAGTAATAATATTTTCTGGTTCTGTTACTTCAAATATAATCATTAGTATTATTTATTTCTAATAAGGTTTCATTAAAAAAGTATGGCCGCCGAGTATTCTTGTAATTTTAAACTTGTGGGCCCAGAATGGTGGATCTATTTTCTTATGTGCAAAATAATGTGTTGCACCCTTAGTTGGATCATAACTTAATCCTGCATAAGCGTGTGTAGCGGCCTTTACACTGTCCTTCCAACTATTTAAATTTTGTTTAATATAGTTGTTTTTGGTTTTATATATTAATTGTATTTGATCGCTTCGGCCATCACAATACCAACTAAACTGACATTTATTTTTTACAGGCCAATATATACGCTGATCGTTAGGTAAAGTTTTGTCTTTCCGAGTTGTCCAACTTTCTCTAATTGGCCCTTGTTTAACTACATTACAAATTGTATTAGGATAATCGGGCCGTGAAACTCGATTTAATACAACATAAGCAACTGCTTGTTTTCCAATATCTGGTTCACCTCTTGCCTCATGATATACATTTTCCACTAAACAATATATTTCATCAATATTTTTTTCCATTCTATTTAACTCAGTCAAGTGGAACCATGATCCAGCAAAACTTAAATAAGTCAATAAAAAATACATAGGTAGCTCAATCATAACCGATATCTCTTTTCATTACAATTAAAAATTATATTGGGAAACGCATCCAAGTTAAATCATTTTCAACACAAGTACTGCCAATTGCAACTTTTCCGTCAATTTTCTCTAAATTTCGATATTGCTTTATAGTATCTTCGGAAATTACTAAACAATCTTTTTTACTCCAATATAATTCAGGATATATAACTGTAAAACATCCCGTTGATAAACAATAATATAAAATTAAAACGAATTTCATTTCTTTTTCCTTTGAGAATGGTGCCCTTAGAGGGAGTCGAACCCCCACGCCTTACGGCACAAGTACCTAAAACTTGCATGTCTACCAGTTCCATCATAAGGGCGTTGATTCATTTTATCTTCTTCATTCTTTTAATACTTATCACTTCATATTCCTTATTGATACGTTCATTATCAACCATATCACCTTTTTCTTTTCCCATTAGTTGCTGTCCAAGCGGACATTTATAACTAATCCAACCAATTTTAGGATCACTTTCGTGTTCACTAACAATATTATATTCAATTTTTTCATCAGTATCTAAATCTAATAAAGTTACCCTAGTACCAAAAACTATTTTCTTTGTTGGAACTTGTGTAAGATCAACAACATGAATATTTGCGATATGATTATTTAATTCTAGTAAACGACCTTCTATAAAACTTTGGCGTTCTCTGGCCGCGTGGTATTCTGCATTTTCAGAGAGATCGCCATGTTCTCTAGCAGTACCAATTGCCTCTATAATCAGAGGCCGTTCGTCTTTACATTTTTGTAATTCATCTCGAAGGCGTTTCTCGCCAATACTTGTTACTGGTTCCATTTTTATGTTGTCCTGAATATTTTTTGTATGTGTCCGGCATATACATGATGGCCAACGTGATTCAATTGTATACTTGGATCTAACCAAATTTCACCACCAACTGATTGCCAACGTCTACAAAATGTATAATCTTCACTAAGATATCTATTTGAATCTTTATCAATTGATGTATCAAAAAAAGCATAAAACTCATTTGACACACTTGATTGAATATTTATATCATTTGTATACTTTATCTCTGGAAACTTGTTAATTAATTGATTAAATACATCTCGTTTAATTAACATAAAACCAGTACCAGCATCTTTTAATTTAAACAAACCATTCTCCGAAATTAACTTTCCATCATCAGTTGTTTCAAAATTTAAAGCATAACTTGTACTATGCAGTTCTGTATCTTGTATTGGAACTATACCTGCTGTAATATCTGTGTGTAGGTCTTGCCATTCAATTCCTTTTTTAGGATAGGCGCCAACTACAACATTTTTATCATAATCTAAAAGGCGTAAAATGCTATCCCAATTAAATTCAATATCAGCATCAACAAACATTAAATGAGTACATTGCTGTCTTTCTAAAAATGCGGCGGCCAGCGTGTTACGAGCTCGTGTAACGAGGCTCTCATTTGCTAATGTCATTGATGTAAAAGGGATGGTGTTACTTTGTAAGACATTTGTAAAATTTAACATACTACGATGAAACGGTTCAGTGACCAATCCACCATAACAAGGTGTGGCCAGAAATACATGGGTATTTCTAATTTTATTTAAGTCAACAGTAACTTGCCCAGATGGGCCGGCCTTAATTCCTACCATTTATTAATCCTGAGACAACAGTTTCTTTAACCTTCGATCAGTATAGGAATATTCCACACGTTCATCAAGATCTGTTAACAAAGGTTTTACATTACCAGTATATCCTATTTCACGCAACTTACTATTCACATTTTTAACAAAAATCTTGTCCTGAGACAAAATTAGAGGATACTGCTTCGTGTAGCCTTCGACGTGTACGATCAATGTACCGTTATCGACTTCCAGATGGCAGGACCACTCTTTGCCTAACTTGTCTGATACTAACTTTGGGGTTATCTTCGTCATAGCACTTTCCTCATGTTATATACTACTATAATATAGTTTATGAGTTTTGTCAATGATAAAAAGCGGGTTATTATGGGTTATTTTGCACTAAAACCCGGTGAAATGGCCGGGATTGATGTCTCTTTATCTGGATCAAACGGACTACCAAGTTGGGATTTATCCGGTGTACGATCACGTTTTCCTTCATCATCAATCCATTTTTTTGCAACTGAACTTTTAGGTTTTTCTTCTAAGAACTTCCGCATCTCTTTCCATACAAACTCAAAGTTCTTTTTTCTGTCTGGGTCTTCTAAACCACCTGAATTATCAACAATATAAAAACTCTTTGGGCCGAACAACTGCTGAAACCTCATCATATTATCTTGTACTTCCTGCCAAGATTTTTTAAGAATTCCTGCTGGTACTTTCCGGCCGCCTTCTTTTTCAAAGCGATCTGTGTTGCGTTGTATAGAAACATCTAAGTTTGTATTAACAAATAGCATACGAGTTTCATAACCAATTACTTCTAGTTCTTTTTTAATTTTTGCAATTTTACTAGTATCTTTAGCAGTACCATCAATAATAAGTCCTAATCTACCTGCAATATATAATGCTTGCTGACTACCAGTTATGCCTTTTGCTTTAGCACGAACAACGTCTCGTTCCTCTTGCTCATCATCTGGCATATCCTTACGTAGGCCTTCTTTATCCATAAGCAATTCTAATGCTTCATCTGGGTTAACTGTTTTTAATCCTACATTTGCTAAAATTTTCCCAGCAACATAACTCTTGCCCGAACCGGGGCCGCCGGCAAGGAATACTGCCTTAAAAATCGACGGATCATGTATTCCCTCATTTGTAAAAAGTTCTTGTAAACGCATATGTGTATTTATGCATTTAACTAATATCTCACCGCGGTAAATGCCTAGGATTTTTCGCCTGATTCCAGGGATGCCCTTTTTTCTTCCAGGGATCCTCAGACAGGTCACTTTGTAATCGCTTTACTAATACCGTCAGCGTAGTTACAGCCTGTTCCAGATCTTCCATTCGTTTGTCTACCTTATTCGTTAGCATACTATTTCGTGGCGGACTGAATACATCTATATTAGCACTCATACGTCTCCTTATATCATTTTAATGACATAATATAACAGATTTAGAAACAAATGTCAACCAATTGGTTGACGTCAACCAAGGTTGGCGTCCCCTAGGGGGATCGAACCCCTGTCTTGAGCGTGAAAAGCTCATGTCCTAAACCACTAGACGAAGGGGACTATTTATGTTGTTTCCTTTAAATAAATTATAGCATTGTATAACCTTTCGATATCATCTGAAAAATTTCCTAACGCCAAATTACATTTATGACACAAATATCCTCTAAATTTTTGAGTAGAATGTTCGTGATCTAAACACCATGGATTCGTTTTACTAGTTTTATTTTCAAGTATTTCTTCTGCACTTCTTTTACAAATTGGACATATATGATCTTTACTTACTGTAGGCGTTCTTTTTTTAATTTCCCTTAATATTTTAGATTGTTGTTTTGCACAATCCCTACATTCATATCTAAGATACTTTGCGCCACCATCTGTTCCAAATTTATACAACGGCAAATGTTTCTTACAAATACCACATTGTTTTGTTTCGTCCTCTAGACCATCAAATAAATCTAAATTCTTTCTCATTAGTGAAATGTTTGGCCGTCTGGGTTTATCGAGTCACCCGGGGACCATGTCGCCTCAATATTATTAGAGGCTAATTCAAGAATTGATCTAGTATACTCAACACCAATTTGGTCTTTATATAATGCTACAGCAACTTTTAAAACACAAGCGGCAACTACCATAGGCTCAATTTTAATATTTGTAATTTCATTATTTATTAAATCCCATAACTCGGCTTCAACATGCATCATGTCATGTATTGCTTTATCTTGTTGTTCCTTATTTACCATTTATTTTACCCTTATCTAATCGTTCCTCTGCTAACCTTGCGGCTACCATATTAGTCGGTAAATGTTCCTTATGACTAATTTCGTATACTTGAGTTAATCGATCATAGATATAATCTATCGATGATGCAACTTCAAACTCATCATATGAATCTGATAGTTCGGCGGCACTATTAGTTACGCCACCAGCATTAACAAGATAATCTGGAGCATATAAAATATCCTTAACTAGCATTGCATACCCTGCCAATTTATCTTCTAACTGGTTATTAGCAGAACCGCAAATAATTTTACATTTAAATCGCTCAATAGTATCTTCATTTATAATTGATCCTAACGCACACGGAGCAAAAATATCACATTCAACATCATAAATTTTATTTGGTTGCTTTACTGCTTTTGCACCAAATCTGGTAACGGCTTTTGCTAATACTTCTTTATTTGTATCGGTTACTGTTAACTGTACTTTCTTTTTCTTAAGCATTGACGCAAGACGATATCCAACTGCGCCTAATCCTTGTATAACAATATGCAATCCTTCTAAATTTCTACCCGGGGCCATACCTCCGCGCAAAGTATTAATGCTTGCTTCCATGCCTCTAATAATACCTAACGCCGTTGGGGGTGATGGATCAACACTGTGTATGTCTGGATTTACATGTGCAACATGTTCAGATGTTTGCGCTATTACACGCAAATCATGAATGCTAATTCCTACATCCTTACCGGCAATAAAATCACCATCTAAAAATTGAACTAGCTCTCCAAAACTTTTTAATAAGTCTTTTGTTTTATTAACACCTTTAAGATTTATAACTCCCTTACCACCACCATATTCAATACCTGCTAAACTGTTTTTATATGTCATTGCCTTAGCAAGTAAAATACAATCTTTCCGTGCGGCATACGATCTCTGATATTTCCAGGCCCGAATGCCACCTAATGCTGGTCCAAGTTTTGTTGAATAAACACAAATAAAACCATCTAAACCAGTTGTTTTATCTCTACCATGAACTACCCGTTCACAATATGGTATTTTTAGTTCTTCAATTTCTAAAGCCATTTTATTATATTACACTAAAGTTTTACGTGTGTCAAGCCAATTTCTTCTTTAAACTACTACTTGTAGTAGTATATTGAAATATTAATTCCTCTCCGGGCCGGGCCCTATAAAATGCTTCTTGTACTGCTAACGTTCCTTCATGGAATCCTGACAATATAAGATTCAACTTACCTGGATAATAACACATATCTCCGATAGCAAATACTCCTTTCATGTTAGTTTCAAACGTTTTTGTATTAACTTTTATTTTTCTCTTGAAATCATCTAATTCCAATCTCCACGATCGTATTTCATCTAGATTAGTATTCAATCCAAAAAAGATTAAAACTTCATCGCAAGGCAGAATCTTTGGTTCTTTATCTACTGTAACAATTGCATAATCTAAATAACGTTTTGAATCTTCTAACCGTTCTAATTTTCCAGTAACTTCCTTAACATTTGGTTTTGCTCGCATCTGTTTCACAGTATGCGGTGAGGCCTTGTAACGTTTACTTCTATGTATTAATGTAACCTCTGTAGCAATGTTTGCTAACTCTACTGTCCAATCTAATGCACTATCGCCGCCGCCAAATATTAAGACACGCTTATTAAAGTATTTTGATTTATCTCTAACAGCATATTCTAATCCCTTACCTTCAAATGCTTCTAATCCTTCAATGTCTGGCTTCTTGGGTTTAAACGTTCCGGCGCCGCCTGCAATAATTACATTGGACGTTATAAACGTTTTGTTACCATTTGTCTTTAAAGTAAATTTGCTATCCCGTATTCCACCTTCAGACCTGTCTTGCCACAAGGTTATAACAGTCTCGTTTAAATGGAATGTAGGATTAAAAGGTTTAATTTGTTTTAATAATGAATCAACGTGTTCTCTGGCGGTTTGATTAGGAACACCTGGAATATCATATATTGGTTTATCAGGATACAACTCAATGCATTGTCCGCCAATCTTATCTAAACTATCAATTAAATGGCATTCTAAATCTAATAGGCCTGCTTCAAAGACAGCGAACAGGCCGACTGGGCCTGCTCCAATTATTACTATATCGGTTTCTATAACTTCTTGCGTTATTAGTCTCATTTTACATATTTATTACCATGTACCATTAACACTAAACATAATGGCATTATCTTCATAATTATGAAAATTTCTATATTCATAATTTAGAGCAAAATTTACACTATCAGTAATTTCGAATTTTCTTTCTACTCCATACATTTGGTAATCTTCAGTACCAGCAAGAGTAAAGTTAAAAGGCATTTCTTCAAACTGTTTGTTATAAAAATAAACAGCGGCAATTGCCACAGAAACACTTGCTATGCCAATTAATTCCTTTTCGTGTTTTTTTATAAAATTTAATTTTTTAGAGGGTTCTTCATGACCACAATAAGTAATACTTCTACCATTGCCTGTGCCTATTGCACCAGCACGACATGCCGCATCTCCTAATGCTCTGGCGGCCGCTGTTCTACTTTCTTTTGCATACTCAGATGCAACTACAGGTTTACCCGTAACAGCCATTGCTTGTTTGACCATTGCGGTAATTTGTTCTGGAGTCCTATTCCATCCTGTTTGCAAAAAGATATAATCTGCATTGGCATAATACGCTGTGTTGCCGTTGTGGCCACCAATACCTGATGTTAAATGGACACCAACTGGTTTATCAGTAATTGACTTTAAGTGTATAACTAACGCATTAACTTTTGCAGGAGACCAGTATTCATCACATTCCAAACAAACAACATATCCTGTTACTTTGTCATTAAATCGCCGGACGATCTCGCTGAAGTGCGCCTTTTGTGCATCCAAAGATTGAGTAGTAATCGCTCTGCTATCGTCCGGGGTTAACCACATAACCGGTCTTAAACCTGCGGCGTTTAGAAGATCTAATTGTGCCTCCCAATCTGGTTTGGGTGTAATGACAGAAAGATCAAAATCAGGGCCGCCGTTGAACCCGTCTCCACCATTGCGACTATACAAATAAATGTGGGTGTCGCCATTTGCTCTGGCGGCCGCTCTCATACCGTTTTTGTTTGCATCAGGATGAAGATAGTTAAGTGTCATCCAACGACTATCTTGCATTAAAAAACTAGCACGGGAACCATGTAATGAATAATTTGTGTTATATGCATAGATCTTGGGCGAGCATATAATACAAAGTACCCATACAAATAAGTACTTTTTCATAATTGTTACCTCATTTTAGGTAACAAGTAATTATCATTTAAATCGAAATTGGCAGAGGTGCAAGGAATCGGACCCTGTCTTTCAGGTTTGGAATCTGACGTGCAACCATTAACACTTCACCCCTATAAAAATAATTTCCAAATTGCAATACCGTTCATAAGTGTAAACCATGAACATAGTAATATAACAAATGCCGCTTTTCTTATAACTGCACTAATTACACCTAAAATAGATCCAATAAAATACATTGGAATAAAAATTTTAGTTGCGGGATCTAATACAGTAAAAGTTAATACTGCACTTGCGGAAATTAAAAAAGAAGCCTCTACCATTTCACAATAAAAGGCCGTTGGGCTTAATCTATAACTCTCTTTAAAGAAGTTAGTTACTTTACTAAAACTTAACAATTATCCTCCAAAAAATTGGTGGTCGCCCAGGGTATCGAACCCTGCCAAAGACCCTAATCCGGGGCAAAGAGTTTATAAAACTCCTCTGAACACCTGTTCTGACGACCTTAATAAGAATTGGAGGACTGGGTGGGATTCGAACCCACGATGTGAAATAACAGATTAAAAGTCTGTGCCGTCGGCCTCTTCGGTTACCAGTCCACCTTTCTAAAATGGTGCCCCCGGCTGGACTCGAACCAGCAAGCCGATATCGGCGACAGATTTTAAGTCTGTTGTGTATACCAAATTCCACCACGGGGGCATAGAGTTATTCTGTTGATGCTATTAATTCAAAATCTAACGATTTTCCCATTGTACTACCACCATCATTGTCAATGTATTCTACGTCACCATAGTTAACTTGATAAATTAATTCATTACCATAAACGTCATTACCTAAAAAACTAAACTTTTTTGGATCAAACGTATCATCCGGAATTTCAAACTTACCATCATAGAAACCACCCTTTTCAGCACTACATCCATAAAAAGTATAATCATCTTCATTGGGGTATTCTTCTTGATCCCAATCAACTTCATTCTCATACTTTTCAACAAAATCTTCTAACGAGCCTGAATATAGTTCTCTAACAAAATCACTATCCCATTTATCTCCGTCCACCTCTGAAATTTCTAAATGGCAATAATCGAAATTGACTCCATTTTCGTGGGCAACATCATCTATGTCATGCCAGCATACTTCTAATTTTACATTTTCTGGAATTTTAAAATCAGGTTCTTCTTCTTCAAACGAATCAGGATCATAAAAATAATTATAGAAGTGTTCCTTTCCGGGACCGGTCCAAAATTCATATACTTCTTTTGTTACAGTGCCAAGAACAACTTCTCCACCGTAACCTGATAGCTCGACATGTATAAACATGATAACTCCCTTCCTCAGTTTTTATAGTATACCATACTCAAGGAGGTCTGTCAACCTTAAAGGGATAATAGGCCGCTTCTGGCGGAGAGGGAGGGATTCGAACCCCCGGTACATTGCTGTACTTTAGTTTTCAAGACTAACGCGATAAGCCAGACTCTGCCACCTCTCCAAATGGTCTCGGCGGTAGGATTCGAACCTACGATCTCCTGCTCCCAAAGCAGGCACCTTACCGGACTAGGCCACGCCGAGTTAGAAACTAAATGCTATATTAATTGCCGCTGTTGCATCTTGGCGATCAAAGTCGTTGTTAAACGGTACTTCAATACTTGGTACTATTGATACTGCATCTGAAACCTTCAAATTGTATTCAAGGCCGAAATCATTACCACTGTAAGAAAGGTCATCGATATCAAACCTTAGATCAGTATATACACCAATATTAAAAATGCTATACTTTACTGTTGTTTCTGAATCCCATTCAGTATTTGTTAAATCCCAATCTAATTCAGACGCCATTGATAGACTTCCATGGACTAGAGCATTGTTTGCGTGAAGGCCAAAACCAATAACATTTGCATCTAACGCAGTACGCTCATAATGTAAACTCCCTCCAAAAGTATATCCTGTAGCATCTTTGGAATATTTTAATTTTAAGTCAGTGTCATCATCATGAGATAGGGTTAGACCGTGTGCGCTAATTGATCCACCTACATCTATACTATCAAAATTATCAGCATACACTGAACCAGCCATAATCATTGCGATCGGGGCAACAAGAGCCACTATAAATTTATTCATAAATTCTCCTTATAGTTACTTTTTGTAACTATTATATCCTATATTTTACTTTAAGTTAATTGATTTGTCAACCTTAGTCTTTAGGTCAAAGTAACTTTTGATCTTTATTAAACTTGTCTTGTGTAATCCGCATCATAAATTTTGCAAATTCGTCAGGGTATGTTTCTCTTACATAATCTAACATAACATCAGGAGTTGCTGTTTGAGTCCTGTCCTTAATAATTTTATGGTTTTCATAATCGAAGATAGTTGTTGCTGATATTGTGTGTTGTTTTTTTATACGATCGACAAAATACACTTCCTCTTGGCGGCGCCAGTTACCTTCTGCGCCCCAATTAACTGCTTCGGTCTTTTCACCATCAGCCGGGCGATAGACGTGTACAAAAACTATATAATATCCTTTTGACATAATAATATTTAGTACTCAAAAAAAAATCCCCCAAACGGAGGATTTTTTATATTAAAAATTAAATTAATTTACTGGTTCAGTAGGTGCTGGCAAGGACATAGTCCAAAAACCCAATTGGTCACCAAGAAAGGCTACAACAACTACAACGCCAAACCAAAGTACCATTTTCTTACCTTTTGATAAACCATTATACCAAATTTTCACAATAGTTCTCCATGGATATTCAAAATTACGGTATCCCTAACCGCCGATACTATTTATAGTCCTATGGGCTGGTCATAGGATAATTCAACTAAATTACCGTTCGGATCGAGAAATCCAGCAATATGTCCTGTTGGATAGTCCTCTTTAAATGGTCCAAATGCATAACAGCCTAATTTTTTACCTTCTTTAACTTTTCTAAAAAGGTCTTCTAGTGAATCAACTGCTATACCAATATGCGAAAAATCTTTTTTAAACTTTTGCTTACCTCTCTTCCCGCCTTTTATAAGCACTATAACAAACTTATTTTTTAATTCTTCATTAGTTAGCCAAGCGGCACTTTCTCTTTTGTGTACTATTTCTAGTTCACAAAATTCTTGATAAAATTCTATACAAGTATCTAAGTCTTCAACATGTAAAGCAATATGTGTAATTGACAACTTCATACATATATTTATATGGCGGTCCCTAGGGGATTTGAACCCCTGATCTCCTGCGTGACAGGCAGGCGTGTTAACCGCTACACTAAGGGACCTCCTGGAGCGGCTACGCAGATTCGAACTGCGATTCAAACGTTGGCAACGTTTTGTAATAACCCTTATACGATAGCCGCAGGTGGCAGGTGCTTATGTTGCCAGGTGCACCTGCCTATTAAACCCCGCACTAAACCTTAAGCGGCTAGTGGCAAATCAAATGCGTTATCGTTTGCATTTATAAAGTTTGTTCGCGTTAACCGAGCTTACATCCGGACAACTCCACGCTCCTATTAACTGTCAGTCGACCCCAATTCACCCCCATTATAATAACACTGTTGCTCAAGGTTGCGATCCTTTATAGACTTACTGACGCGATTGCGTTCACAATGTTATTATGGTGGAGGTGGCGGGTTTCGAACCCGCGTCCTGTCCAACTTTCGAATTGCTTCAACGTTGCAAGTATATTTATAGCATAAAGAAGGTTGGTTGTCAAGTCATATTGTTCTCTGTTAACTTCTTCTTCTTCTTTAAATCTCGAATGTCATCAAGAAGACGATCATGCTCTTTCATATCGTACAACTTCGATTCCATTCGATTACCAAGAGATTGCGCTTCTTCAATTAATCCTAGCAAATAAGAGAAGTTTGAGGTCTTAACACATTCTCGCATCTCACCAAGAACATCACATAATAGTCTATTCGGCATTAATCACACTTTCATTTTATTATTCAACTTAATCATGGTTGTGTTCAGCATATTTGTGTTCAAAATACTCATGTGTCTGATATGCCGCAGTTCCATATCCTGCCGCAAACACAAGTAAAAACAACAACGAGGTTTTTAAATTCTTTTTCCAACCACCTGTTCCTTTGTTACGTTTATATGCTTTCCACATCCACCAAAAACCAGCAATAGTAAGTACTACGCTAATAGCAATTATCCAAGGATTACTTGCCATTGTAGCACCACTGGCGCCAAAAATCAAAAATAATAGTCCATTAATATAACATGCTGGGCACATATTTTTCTCCTAGTTGTCGAGTCATAGAAAACCGTCTTGCCTAAGCAAGATTATAAAAATTATAACATCTACTCGGTCCATCGTCCATTAGTTTTTTATGTTAGAATAAACCACGCTATTCCTACTATTGCGGTTACATCTAAACAAATACTCCAAACGATATAGGCCTTCAATGCGTAAGGTGCTACTTTCCGGATCAGGATCATCTTGATCCTCCGATTGTAGTATGGAAATTATTTCCATTTTACTTCTCCTATGCCCGACTATTATTTATGAAGTACTCATAATTGTCAGTTATGATGTTTTCCTGAATCAAACTTGCGCCATTCATTGTATGAAATTTATAAGCCATATTTGTTTTTGGCGACAAGGTTACAAAACGTTTTACATGTTCTGAATTTTCTACAATGTAATCAGAAACTGCAAAAACTAAATCTCTGCCTGCTTTAGGTCTTTTACTCCAGACAGTATAAAATACAGCAATATTACCTCCACTATTAAAATAAGCGGCTGTACTAAATAAATCTAATTCATCTATAGTAGTTGGAACTTCATTTGTAAATGCAACACATATTGCACTTTCATATGAACTATTTGCTAAAACAAAAATACTTCGATTAGCAGTTAAACGAAAATTTAAATCGAGCTCTCCTCTAACTGGATCATCGTCAACTTTAAATTTAAACTCTTCGTAGTTATGTTTAGTAATTTGAACTAACTTACGCATCTGTTTTTCCTTTAAATAAAAAATTGAACAATAAAATAAAAAATCCAAAACCACATTGCCCATTTAAAAAATTTAGAATCAAAAAAAGAACCGCTGGACTGAGGACGTTTTAATGTTCCTGCCTTCATGTGTATTTGTACGGCCCTCATTAATTCTAAACGAACCGGAACTGGAAGTTTTCCTCCCGCATCTGGTTCTAAACTTTTATTAAATTTTTCCCACGGATCACCTTCAACTGATGATTCTTTATGAGCCATTCTATAAACGTTTTCATGCGGCCAATCCTCTGCTCGTGCCACAATATCAATTAACTGCATATCAGTAAAGTGATCAAATATTTTATTGACATCATTAACATCATTAACTGAGTAATTCAATATTTCCTCCTATAGCAGTAATATTATTACTAATTGACTGTTCATAAACAAACTGTTTTAAGTAATCTTGGCCGCCTGCTTTTGGGCCCGTGCCACTTCGGGCAACACCACCAAACGGTTGGCTTTCAACTACTGCACCTATTTGATTTCTGTTAATATAAATATTACCTACGTTAACATTATTTACTATATAATTAATATTACTAGGAACACGACTTTGAATCCCTAACGTTAAGCCATATTCACTATTATTAATAGTATTAATTATACTTGAAAAACTTTCATTTGTAAACCTTAAAATATGTAAAATTGGTCCAAATTGTTCAGTTATTTCTTCTGCATTGTCTATTTCAATTATACAGGGGGCTATAACGCCCTCAGAGCCCTTTACAGCGGTGTTATAAGATATCAGGTTGTTGTATGCACCCTTATCAATAATGGGCCCTACATCCGTAGTAAAATCAGTTGCTAGGCCTGTTTTCAATTCGTTAGTAGCGCCTATTAACATTTTCTTAAAATCATCATAGATACCTTCATGTACAGCAACAATACGAGTTGCACTACAACGCTGGCCGGCGCTATTAAAAGCGCCTGCAACTGTATCGAGAACTGCTTGCTCTAATAAGGCACTACTATCAACTATCATCCAATTAACACCACCAGTTTCTGCATATATACGTTTTATATATGTTTCTCTAGTTGCTAATACTTGATTAATTTTCTTTGCAGATTCTTCACTTCCAGTAAATGTAACTCCTTTTACATTTGAATTAACTACTAACCCAGTTGCAAACATTCTATTAGCATTTGCTAAATTAGCAACATTCTCTGGCAGGCCTGCTTCTTTTAATAAATTAAAAATATACTTTGCAATGCCAGTTGTTTGTTCTGCTGGTTTTGCCATTACAGTATTTCCAACAACTAATGCACCAACCATAGGTCCTACAAAAATTGCAACCGGAAAATTCCACGGACTAATAGTAGTCCACAAACCTCGCGGCTTATAAACATATTGATTTAATTCACCGGTAACACTTTGATTAGTTTTTGTAACACTCATTTGCTCTGCAACGCTAGAATAATATCTACAAAAATCGACTGCTTCTCTAATTTCAGCAATACTATCTGCTAACGTTTTGTGTGCTTCCTTTGCCATTATATTAATAAGTTGTGGCGTGTGTTCTTCTAACTTATCAGCAAACGTTCTAATTATTTTTGTTCTTTCTTGTACTGGTGTATTACTCCAACTTGGAAAGGCTTCATGTCCTTTATTCATTTGATTAGATTGATCTGATATTCTCATTTCTTCCTGTTTAGGAACTTCAATATCTATTTCCAATAACTTGTTTAACGTTATTGGACACGTGATATCTAATCCTTTACTATTTTTTCTATCAGGGAAAATATCTTTCCAAGTTGGTAATAACGTATGTGGCATTCCTAACCATCGATAATCATGACCATCAAAAAGATTTTTAACAACTTGTATATTTAAGAAACTTGTGTTTGCTCCATTTTCAAGTAAACGCCTAACTAAGTATGCAAGCAAATCTTTATATATTCCAACTGGTGCATAAATGCGAGATTTATATCCTCTCTCAATAAGGACATTATGCAACCCTTCTCCCATACCATGTAATCTTTGGAATTCGAATTCATCTCGTTTATACAAACCTTTAATAACCATAACAGTAAATGGATTATGTGTTGCAAACGCTGGATAGATATAATCTAAATGCTTTTTCATTTTAATTGCACAAGCAACATAAGAAATGTCTGTACAATTTTTATTTGTAAAAACAGGATAATCTAATCCTAATTCTTGTGCTATTTTTATTTCAGTATCCCAATATGCACCCTTAACTAATCTAACATTAAACTTTGTATTATATTTCGTTGCTAACTCTACAATATAATCTATAACCCAGAATGCTCTCTTTTGATATGCTTGTAATGCAAACCCTAATACTCCAGGCTTTGGTACATATCTCTTTAGCATATTATCAATAACTAAAAAACTTAAATCTAACTTATCTGCTTCTTCTGCATCAATAGTAATTGTTACATTACTTTCTTCTGCTTTTATTACTAACTGTACTAACTTGTCTGTTAACTCATTAACAACTCTATTTTGCTGTAAGTATTCATAACGGGGATGTAAGGCACTTAACTTAATACTAAGATTATCATTTTCCTCTAAAAGTCCTAATGAGTAATTGTAACTATTATAATATTTTTCTGCATCTAATTGTGTTACTGCCCTTTCACCTAACATGTCAAAACTAAAACAATAACCTTTTTTACGTGCTAACTTTGCTTTAGATGTTGCTTTTATAATATTCTCACCTAAAACAAAATTGGCTCCTATTGCTTTAACAAATTCTAAAACAACTGTACGTACAGTAACTTTACCTAATCGACCAGTAACTTGTTTGATACCTGTTACAGTTGATGCAACATGTAATCCATACTTACTAAACCAAGAAGTTAATGTTTCTGTATCTAACTGCTTCCAATCTACAATAGATAATTTATCTTTAATAATAGCATCTTTTGTATAACTATCAGGAATACGAATTAATGCCTCTGCTAAAGACATTAAGGATTTTCCTTCTTCTGTGTTTAATTTATAAGTATTGAGAATTTTTGTTATAAAGTTATCTTTAACTTTTAACGAAGTTTCATGTAGTTGTACAGCATCGTTATATAGATTGGAACTATATATAGCAAAAGCACGGCCTTGCTGTTTAGTACTTTCTTCTATGTAATCTTTTAATTGAAAGACAACATCTTTCTCATCTTTACGATAATAAGGGTGATAAGAAAATATTGTATACATTGCTACACATCAAACTTAATGCCTTGCGCCAATGGCAACTGGTCTCCATAGTTAATGGTTACCGTTTGTCGACGCATATAACTTTTCCAAGCGTCACTGCCACTTTCGCGGCCGCCGCCAGTGTCTTTTTCTCCACCAAAAGCGCCGCCAATTTCTGCACCGCTTGGGCCAATATTAACATTTGCAATTCCACAATCACTACCATGGGCACTAATAAAATGTTCCATCTCTTGCATATTAGTTGTAAAAATACAACTACTTAAACCTTGTGAAACATTGTTTTGCATCTCAATTGCATCTCTTAAATGTTGATACGGCATTACATACAAAATAGGTGCAAATGTTTCTTGTAATGTTAACTCAGTTGGCCTATCTAATTCAACAATGGCCGGAGTAACATAATATTCATTTTTACCGCCTAACTTATATGCTGGATCACACCGATCGCCGCCGTGAACTGTAGCATCATTTAATTTACATTCTTTTAAAACATCTTGCATAGCATCGAAAGATTCTTTACTGATTAATGGACCCATTAGTACCTTTATATTTTCAGGATCTCCCGGAACAACTTTAGTATAAGCATTTACCAATTTATCAACAAACTCAGTATAAATCTCTTTATGTACAAATGCTCTACGCAATGTTGTACACCGCTGGCCGGCCGTGCCTACTGCTGAAAATACACACGCCCTAACTGCCAAATCTATATTTGCTTTATTTGAAATAATAGCGGCATTATTACCACCCAATTCTAATAAAATTTTACCTAAACGCTTTGCTACACGCGGGGATAATACTTTACCCATTTCAACACTACCCGTAGCACTTACTAACTTTATATCTGAATCATCAGCGATCCATTCTGCTTGTTTTTTACCACCAAGTACTAATTTTAATAAATCGACTGCTCTTTCGTCAATGCCCCATTCTTCAACTGCTATCTTCCATAACCGTAAACATATTTTTGCACATTCTTCTGTTTTATTACTGGGTTTCCAAATAACTGGATTTCCGCAGACAATTGCTAAACAAAAATTCCATGCCCAAGGTGCAACTGGGAAATTAAATGCAGTAATAACACCGACAGGGCCCAAAGGATGCCATATTTCCTGCAATCGATGTTCGGGACGTTCACTTGGCATTGTTAATCCATATAATTGTCTACTAAGGCCAACAGCAAAATCACACATATCAATTGCTTCTTGTACTTCGCCTCGTCCTTCAACTTTAATTTTACGAGATTCTTTTGTAACCATGCCTCCTAATTTATGTAAATTATTACGTAATATATTTCCATATATACGTATTAATTCACCACGCTGTGGCGCTGGAACATCTCTCCACCATAAAAATACATTTTTTGATTTTATAACTATATTATTATAATCATCTTGCTTGGTGGTCATATCATTTCCTTGGAGGATTTGCTTTTATTTTATGCCACAACTCTTTTTCAAGGTTGCGTTCTTCTTCTAATTTTTTTAATCTTTTTTCAATGTCTTTTAATCTATCTTGTTGTGTTTGAACTTCTATTGGTAATTTTTTAAACACTTTTTCTTTCTTTTTTAAAACTTCTATATCTAGTCTACCTGAGATTCGATTCAATAAACTATCTAACTTGTTATCAAACCATACGCCCATCCGTGTAGTTTTAAACCAGGCATAAAAGGCTGAACCAATAACTCCGGTAAGACACGCTTTAAGTATAAAAAACCAAATGAACATATTTTATCCTGTGTGGACATCTGGTGATCCTTGGGCAGTACTTGGACCACAATGAGCGCCGCCGAGAGGGGGACACAAAGCATCCGCACCGGCTGGATCTGGTGCATGATGTACTACTAAAATATTATGACAAAATACTTTATTACTAGTTGCACCCAATGGGCCGCCTCCGTGTGAATTTGGATCACCATCAACTGAAACTAATAAATTATTTGCTTTAACAGTGGAATTTCCTGCAACTACTGTTGTGGCTCCACATGCCCTTGCATCTGTATCTCTATGTATTGGTATCGTCATAACATTATTTATTACTTAATAAGGCCTGCTTTTGGAGATGTTATAATACCTGTTGTCGCTTTAGTATATTCTTGTGTTACTGCATCCTGCGATTCTGCCATCGCAATAACGTTACGTTCATGCACATTAATTATAAGTTTATTTGCATCTGCTGTCATCATATATGGAGCAAGTCCCATACCTTGCGGAGTTACTGATAATACTACTGGTTTTATAAACACATAAAAATCATCTTTAGATTTACCAAGTTTAGTAACAACTTCTTCGCCCGATATTAACTTAACACTTACAATCTCATTTTCTTTAAATTTATTTGTTTTTAACATTTTTTACTCCCATGAATCATCATCAACTGTATACAATGAATATTTTGCTGTTAATTCATCACCTATGTTAATGTTATTTTGTGTTACTAAATATTTAACTTTTATTTGGTGCCAGAATCCATTGAATACAACACAATTGGGTTCATCTGAATGATTATAAAAAGCACCCAATGCTGTTCTTATATACCCATGTGGAAAATTTTTATTTGCGATATGCACAATTCCTAATACAGTATCTGATTTAAACTCCTTTGTTGCTACTACGCCTAAACCATCTATACCGCTATCTTTAATAGTTAATCCGTCTGGCAATGGTCTATACATTATAAATCGCCTTCCTTGCGATTTTCGCTATGCCAAACATCAAACTTACCGTCGGGATATCGTTCTTGTAATTTCTTTACATTCTCTGCAACTACTTCATTTGGGTCCAAATTAAGAGCCCTGCAACTGCTAATCCAATACCACATAATATCGCCCAATTCGCGTTTAAGATGAAATACATCCATAGGCTTGCCTTGAAAAATACACTTCTTAACGATCTCACTAACCTCGCCTCCCTCGCTTGATAATCCAATTGCCCCTGTTAACAGTAATGCCATGTTAATGCCTTCTTTTTCTAAATCAGACATTCGTTGCACCATTAGTGCTAATTCATTGCTCTCAACCGAAGTTACTGCTTCTACAAAATCTTGATACTTATTTAAGTCTACATTGGCGGCCATATTTTATCCTCTTTATAACATATTGCTTTACCTTGTAAGAGATAGAATGCACTGCAATCTTTATTCATAACATACGATAATGCATGATCAGCGGTTGTCTTATCGGTTTCAATATATGAGATTACATCCGCTCCTGTTTTAATCCACGATGCTACTTCAACTATAGGCGGCAATGCGGCACAACCCATACAAGGTAGGCATACTAAAAATACACCAAACTGTTTCATTTTTAACTTTTGTTTAATTATAACTTAATAACGAAAAGATGTCAAGACTTAAAAACGTTTATTAATAAATCTAATATGCCCTGATACGGGTCTTGTATTACTGTATGTTATAAAACCAAAATACTGTTTATATGTTGCACTAGTCGAATCATCATCTGCCCAAAATACTTGTGTATCTGCTGTAACCGCCGCGTCCATTTCAACAGTTGTATTACGTGAAACAAGTGCTACGCTTGGCGTCACGCCATATTTTGTGTTAAACGCGGCATCCGATAATGCTGATGTGCCAGCATACTCATTAGTAATAACTGGGTCACCATAAATTGTTACTATTGGTGAAACTATAACACCTAAGTCAAAATCTGCACCAACTGCAAAACTAATTGCACCAGTTGCATTCATAATGTCCATTTCATTCCACTGGTCTAGTATCAATGCGTGACCATAAACATTAGTTCCATCAGCAAGCATAGGCATACTAACAGTTGCTTTACCTGTTCTTACAACATGATAAGTTACTGGGCCGGCGTCATACCACTCAACAACATAATCCATCTCAAGATTTCTTGTTCCGGAAGTATTATAATAAACACCACCTATATTAACTTGATTTGTTGTTGAACTTGAACCTAAAAGACGCATTGTTTGCGTACCTCTTACTTGGTTGCCGGCCGATCCTGAAACATTTGTTGGTCTACATTCTCTAAGTAATGGATTTCCAATTGCTATATTTGACCATAGATCGCCAGCATTATTTTCTGTAACAATCTTAATATTTGATCTTAAATGTGATAATTCTCTAGTTGGTGTGGAACCTTCCATAAGCCACGAATGGTTAAGAAACTTTGCCATATTACTTGCCGCTACATGACTTCGTGTGCTAAATCCTAAATCACTATCAAATGTATATGATGGTATTGCACTTTCTGCTGTACTATTACCATCTGTATCATCACCAAATCTTGCAATGCCTTTACCACCTGTTAAACTGCTATTACTATAATAGGCTATTCCTTCTGTAACAAATGCGGCATTGATTGCATTGCTTGCTGATGTGATCCATTCTTGCAACCAAGTTTTAACAGTCTTGGCGGCCGCGTTAGTATAACTCGTATCAGTTATTTGAGCATTATTAAGACCAATAACGCCTTCGCCAGTTGATTCGTCAAAATATAATTGATCAACAGATAGTTTCAAAGTTAAGTCAGTTAAACTGCCACTGCTAAGATTAAAATTTGCATTAAATGCACTGATAAGATTTGTTTCTAAATCTTTCTTATTTAAGTATACAACATATACGATGTCATTTGATACTAAGGCTTCAACTAAATTTAACTGATTAGTGCCACTGATATTATAATCACCAATAACAATTGGTACACCATCTGGATCGCCCGGTAATAATTTTTTATGACTATAATTTGCTGGAGAGTATTTGTAAATTTTTAATGTTTGGTCATTAATACCAGTTTCCAATGTAATTGAGGCGCCGGCTAATGCACTAAGTCCTGAATGTATTTTTTCAACTGTAAACGGGCCTACACCTGTTTCGTTATCAATAATAGAACGCTTTACTGTAAACTCAATAATATTATCAGTAAGCAAAGAATTAACATGGTTATACCCACCGTTAACATTTCCTACTTGAACTGTTTTATTATGAATACCACCTAATGCATCGGCTGTATCGTTGCCAATAAATAATTCACGAGTGTCAGTAGTTAATCCAATTTCCCCCGGCTTTAAAGGAAGCGGAAGATCACGGTGTAACCCGCGGCGTTGTTGCATTCTAGTTATTTTTGCCACAGCATAAATCTCCAGTATTACTTAATATTAGTATTTATCATAAACCTTGTAATATTCTTTTAGTTTATCAAGCCACTTACTAATATATTCATCAAACTCATCTTGTTCAATAGTAAATTCTAAATACTTTCCTTCATGTGTAACCATCATAATAACAACTGTTTTTATATCTGTGCCAAATAATTCATTATGTGCCATAGCATATGCTGAACCTTGTAAAAAATAATCCTCGATCCATTCTCGTTTTTTTACTGAACGAGATGTTTTAAAATCTATAATGGCGGGTTTATCTTTCCAAAGTCCTACACAATCTGTAGTACCTGCATAAAGTTCGGGAGAATATAATGATGCTTCTAATCCCCATACTTCATTAACATTTACAAGGCCATTTTCAATAACTACGTCTGCTAATTTAGATGCTATTTGTCTAAGTAAATTTGTGCCGCCAGGACGCTCTATACCTAAACAATGATTTTCTAAATGTTTATGTGTTGCTGTACCTAAATTTCCGGCTTCTACTAAAATACGTTGTGCTTCTTCTGCTCCGACACGAGCTCTCCAAGCATTAATGCCAGACATATCTTTCATGCGGCCAAGGATAGTCGTTACAGAAGGTACCTTTGCATTTCCTGTATCATAAAGACGTTCGCCATCTTTATCTGTTCGTTTTAATTTGGGATATTCGTATAATTTGTTTATTAATGACATTCTTATAGTATACTACAAGAAATATCATTTGTCAATAGCCTATTTACCAAGTAACATGCCATTTAAAAGTAGTATTGGATGTCGAGGCATTCTTCTGCCTAATAATTGTATAACCTAAATCTACAAAGTTTTTAATTATTTCTGCCATTTGCTGTGTGTATGTTGTATCGATAGCAGTTGCTTGCCATACATTATAATATGTTTTACTTACATCTGTTGCATTTGTTATGCTTGCGGTAATACCAACATCTGATAAAATTGTGCCGGACCCGGCGGCAATTGTTAATGCAAAATTATTATTATCGCTTGAAATTTTTAATGTGCCGGCGACTGATGTTTTACTTGCTGTAATACCTGTTAGTGCTAAAGTATTAATATCATCTACTAATGAATTAAGTGTTGTTCCACTAGCAGTAACCGTAGTACTATTAATAGTAAAAGTATCTGCGGCTGTTATTGTTGGATTATTAATTGTTCCTGTAACGGAAATAGCAGGGGTACTCATTGTCATTACAGTGCCGTCGGAAACCGTTGCGTTTAGTAAACTATTACTAACCGCTGTTAAAATCGCTTCCTCAATTACGCGGACTTCCCTAAGTATAACAAGATTTCCTTGTCCTTGTAACTTAGCGTCGGCGGCACTAATCATTATATTGTTAACAGCCATTTCCTCTCCTAAGTAAGTGGATTAGCACTATCTGCCGCTTGTGCAACGGTATCTTGTGCTTGATCGGCATCTGTTGTAGCATCTGGTAAATTCTCTACTTTTAATGTTATCATTTCTACTGTAGCAGTATTTACTAAATCTGGCATATCATTAAGTGTATCAATTAATAATATTTTATCTATATCTATACCATTGTCGTGTAACTTCTTAATAACAAATTCCGTTTCAATTTCAGTTATGCCTTGATTTTTCATCATGAACAATAGATCGCCAATTTCTGATTTAATTATATCAGCATTGGATCCTTGATCTTCACTAAAAAAAATCTCAGCAAGTTTCATTACTTTTCTTCTCTACCTAGTGGTGACTCTGCTGGGCCTGCAACTTCATCGGCGCCGCCCATCATATCTTGAGTATCTTCTGCTGGAACTTCGCCTGGTATTTCTGCGGCAGGTTCCTCTTCGGGCATCCCAGGCATTTCTGGTTCTGCACCCATATCTGGAGCAGGAACTTCGCCACCTTGTAATGCTAATACTTGATCACCCATTGCATCTTTAACGCCTATAATAGCGTCTAGAGCAGATTGTAATTGTCCTTTTGCTGTATCATTAAAAGACTGTGCCTGTTGCTGACCTAAGTTATACTTAATCTCATCAACTAGTGGCATCAATGCCTTTGTTTGAAGTTCTGCTAAATCTTCTGCCATAGCAGTAAGTTTATCAACCATATCCTGTGCGGCCAAAAGAATTTGAGCATTTTCAATCTCATCTGTTTGTTCCGAAAGATTAATTGGTTGCACCGTAGCCATAATTGAACCTTCGCTATTACTAAGAAGCATATTTACTGCTTCAAGCATTAGCATAGTCTTCACATAACCTTTATCACTATGATATTCATTAAACTTACTATTGGAGGCAATTTTGTTTTTACGAACTTCTAATTTACCTTTGGCCTCAATAAGGTTTGTCCTTGACGAGGTATTGTCAACGGAGACACCAAATTCTGAATTAAGCCAACGGTTAATTCTATTAAAGTGTATTGTATTATTTGATAAATCGTTTAAAAACATGCTTATCCCCTGTTTATTACTGGATAAACATATTTATGACTTTTGTTTCGAATTTCGAAGTTTCTCTCTTGCGTGAATCGCCTGATCTCGAGCAATTTCAAACTGTGTTTCCATAAGAACATGTTTTTGCCAGTTTCCTTGTTTCGCATATATTTTGCGTTTTTTGTTATAAAATATTGCTTTATAAAAATGTTTACAAAATTGTTCATTCTCTCGGATAATTTTTTTAACTTTTTCCGATTCTATTGCATTTCCTTTGTTTAATAGATATGCAATATTAAATGCAACTTCATACAATTCGATATTATCAACAAGCGTATTATTAGTTTCTTTACAAAAAATTCTATAATGATTAATATCTTCCTTAACAACTTCCCAAGTATTACCTAAAATACCTTTTTTATGTATAATAGGTTTACCTTCCTCTACAACATTATTAACAACTTTATTGAGAGTAACTTCTAAAGTTTCCAGTATCTTTTTCATATCAGTAGCACTAGTCATAACTAACACCTCGTCATAGTTTATATTACTTATTACTATTGTCGATTCGCCCAAAATTTCTGTTGATGGTACTGCTCTTCCGCCCGTACTTTTTTACCAGGAACTGGTTCTAACTCTGATGGTAAACATACACGATGCACATCAAAACTAACTTGTCTACCATAAAAAATATCTGTAATATCTGGAACTTGCATAATAGTATATTTGCCATGATAATCAGGTTCTAAGGATTCAATAATACTTTCTTTAATCTCATTAAAATTATCCTCGCCTTGATCTCTAACCATTATGCAAACTTGCTTTGCTTTTGAAACAGGGTCGTTACCTCTTCCCTGAAAATTTTTTTCTCCTGCTCGTAGCATTGTTTCAAATGTTGCGCGGTGGCCTGAATTCCATGGATTAAATCTTCCTAAAAATAATGCTGTTGGTTTTGACCAATCAATTTCTGCATGATATTCCGGAAGGTCATTTGGATTATAAATCATCATTAACTTCTTTAAAATAATGGCCGTCTTGGTCTTCTTGCCTCATTAAAATGCCACGTTTAACTAAATTATTACAATGCTCTAATTGTCTTTCGTCTAAATCTGTATGTCGTAGCCGGCCTTCTTTTTGAACCGCTTCAACCAATTCATTTTCTTCATTATTAACCCAAGTCTGAATGCCACCTAAAATTTCTGTATATTTCATTGTTCTACTTCCTCAACATTCTTTGGATCAAAAATAACTATGCCTTCTGCTTGATTATCACTAACAGCACCATCATAGCCTTTATCTTTTAATCCCATAGTTAGCATACCACCAAACATTGGGTCGTCGCTGTATTCCCATGGTTGAAAACCCATGGATTGTTTTATCTCACCAAAGTCTGCTCCAGCACTATCTGCCATCTTAAGACCTGGCTTAACTCTATATTCTTTAACTTCGCCGTCTACTTCCTTAGCAAAAAAGTCTGCCATGGACGATGACCATGTTAAATAAACACCATTTCCTAATGCTCCTAAACCAGTGCCGCCGCCGCGTCCTGATGATCTTTGGCCGCGATAAAACACACCATCGTTGCGGTCCATTAAATTATCCCACAACTGGTTTTCAACAATTCGACTTTTAAAGTCTCGCATTAGTTCGGTTAAATTCATTAGTCTTCCTTTGATGACCAATCTGGTTTACTATCGTATGCTTTCCATTCATCATAATCTAAATATATATCTGAATCTCTATCATAATACTTGCCTTCTTTTGGATCATAATAAACTACTTTACCAGACAACGTCATAAACGGGCCTTCTAGGCCTTGGAGTTCTGTATAACGCTCTTTATCAATTGGTGGCATTGTTTGGTAGCCTTCTTCAACCTCAAGTGACTCTTGATGTATGTGTCCCATTGCATCACGATGTAATTCTTCAATTGCGGAAAGTAGCATATCGGCCGCTTGGGAAACTTTTCCAAACCCGCCTGTATCGCCGCCGATTTCTCCAGTTTTCCTTGCAAGCATACTATCTTCTGAAAAACGTTCTGCAATCCAATCTAGTCTATTTGATACTTCCATAAATTGTTTATGAACAAACCTTTGATCATCGTCAGATCCTGCATCTTCTCCAATCTCGTCATATTCAATTTTGCCTGGCTCTTTTTTATCCCACCAAGCCTCTTGCATTTCTTCTTCTTTGAGAACGCCTTTGTCTTTAAGTTCATTAAGAATACGTTGAGTTTCAGTAGCAGGTGTATCTAATTCCTCTACTGTTTCTAAAGTTACAGTATCGTAATGCTTGTTGAGTCTATCAGCAAGTTCTTTCATCTCATCAATGAGGTTATTATAAGTTTTTACTGTCATAATATTATCCTATTTGTATTTCTTTCCTTTTTTAGCATCTCTTGTTGCTACTGCATACATAACGCTGTCTGCATCTTTTCCATATTTTGAAAAACTCTTCTTATGTTTTTTTAACTTTTTTACATTATGCTCTTTGTTTTTTTTTTCGGATCCGGAAAGTTTTCTTTCGTCTACGCCTGCCAAATCTATTACATCATGATGATCGTCATTGCCCATATCGCTATATTGTTGCATATCAGAATCATAACTATAAAAATGCTCTCCTAATTCTTTCATTGGTACAATTATTGGATCTGAGGCTTGCATTACAACTGAATGATCTTTGCCCCATTCTCCGTGATCGCCAACGTGTCCCATTCCCGATACTCGTGGCAAAAGTTTCTCTGCTTGTGCATACGTTGGAATATTCTTAGCAAGTACATTACCTGCATCACCTTTCATTTTATAACGGCCTTCGCCGCTTTCAGGATCATTGTCACCGTACCATTCAGCATACTGTCCGTGCCATAAAATTGCATACGGTGCATCGCTCATTGGCTCGGCATCATCGTCGCCATCGTATGATGCTATTTCATCATCCATATCAAAATCATCATGTGCTTCGTTTGTTTCTTCTTTATGAGCAATAAAATCTTGTACCATGTCAAGATTCATATCATGTAACTTTTTCCAATCTGGATCATCGGCCCATTTAATACCTGCTGCCTTATCATCAGGTATTGACCCTTCCATCTCTACACGTTTAAAATCATCGGCAGAATCTAAATCATTATCTTTAGCAATTGCATCTAATGCTTTCGTAACACCATCATATTTTTTACCGTTGTACACATAAGGATGATCGGCATCAATAATATCACTATGAACTTCATCTCCACCTATATATACTTTAAACACTATACCGCCATCATAGCGGTCGCCGCCAATTTCATAATAATTCTCAGGGCCATAGCCCTTTGGCGTAACATCTGTTATTTTATAATCTTTCTTTTTAGACATGCGTTTTGCAACTTCTGGTTTTACATTGCCCTCTTTATCAAAAAACTTTGCTAAATGTGGTGGCAATGAAGTTTCAGTAACATTCTTCTTACCAGCAAATAAAGAATCTTTAGGCATATCAATACCATGCGGATTCTTGTTCTTTTTGCTTTTCTTTTTTGTACCTGTCCGTGAAATCATTCCGCCATCACCGACCGAACTGATCGAAACCGCAATCGAACCTGCACCTGTTGCACCAGTAGTTGTTTCTTTTAATTTAATCTCATCAATCTTCATTTCTGTATCCCTGAAAGTTTTTTAAGATATTGAATGTCTTCGCCAACTGGATTTGTGTTTGCTTGCACTGTCCGGCCGGCCCATATTTTGCTTTTAATATAAGATAACATAGTTATAAATGCGGCATGAACTTCTTTAATTACACTGATCGCAGTAAAAAATGCGCCTATTGAGGTACTGGCTGCGGTCTGCATAACCTTATCCATATTATCTTTAAGCATATCAAACGTTCCAATAAAAAAATCTTTAATACTATCAATTGCTGTGTCGACTGCTAGTCCAACAAGTCCTTGAACTTTTACTTTAATAAATGATATAAAACCATATATGCCTATAATAGTCATAAATCCAGTCCAACCTGTTATAGCCAACAACGATTGCACCTTGGCCACAAGGAAGTCTTTAACCCATATTACTTTATCAATCAACTCTTGTGGAATTGACCCACCTGATATTTGTTCAATAAATTTATTAAAAAGGTTAATTAACGGTTTCCAAACCGTGTTTGTAAAATATTTTTTAATTTGTTGGAGTATTTGTGGCAGGCCATCTGGGTTTGTTATAGTATCTTTTATTAGTATAGCGGCATCTTTAAAATCTTTAATACCACCGTTAATGTCATTAACGGTGGTAGTATATTTGTTACCAAGGTAAGTTTTAACTGAATCTAACATTCCTTCATAGAGTTCTTGTTCATATAGAATTTGTTCTCTATATTTAAATGAATATACCGATTCAGTTAAAGGTATTTCAACACCTAAAACATTTCGAATATGTGATTCTGATAACTCGGCTACCTTATTATATCTAGTAAGACCAAAAGGTGATATAATTGTTGTCTCTTTCAATATAATATCATTTATTATCATTTCTAAATCCCTGAAAGTTTTTTAAGATCCGTAATTTGTTCATCAATAAAAAATTCTTGCGGAACCATAAATGTCTTTCCGTCAGCACTTTTAAATTCTATTTCAGATTCACCTGGTGTTACTGTTGCTTTAAAATCTTTAAGAGCAGTTTGTCCTGCATTTTGTCCAGACTTAACATTAACAACCGCTTCTGGTTGTTCCATATCAGTTGGTGCTACTGTTCCTTGTGAACCTTGTGCTGTTGGTGAATTACTTTGTGCTGGAACAACGTTAGTTACTCCTTGTAAATTGGAACTTGGCTTTGTTTGAGCACCAGAAGTTGCGCCTCCTGTGTTTGCTACATTAGTTTTATTAGATGCCGCTTGTGTTCCTGCTGGGGCACCGGGTGGTTTTGCATTAATTTCTTCTAAATATTCTCTAAACGTTTTCATGTTCTATGCCACCATTTTACGCCGCCTTTTGATCGTCCTGGCGTCTTAGGACGAGTACTTTTATTCAATTGCGTAATCCTCTTCGTAATTGGATTAAATTTCTTTGACCTTGCAGTTTTTCGTGCAATTCGTTTTCCTAATCGTGCTTTAGTTTTTCTCAACGTAAAGCGTTTCTTCATATCTATTGGTTTAGAACACGAAGCCGCTGTAGCAACTAATCTTCCTTTGCGCCAGCCACTAGTACAACGAAATTTTTGCACAACTTTTTTACCACGGCGAGCCCAGACTCGCCGTGCTTCAACAATAGGTTCTTCACCATATAGATCTGTTAGATTCATACGTGTATTTATGCGAAAAGAAGATTTGGAAATTATTATTTAAAGATGGTTGACAACATTGCGCCAAGTAATGTAATAAAAACAGCGCCGATGCCCCAAAAGAAAACTCTTTCTAAACGAGTAATTTGATTACTATTATTATCAATTTTTTCAGTTAAACGTGTTTCCGAGTCGTCAATGTGTTGATGCAATGCGCCATATCTTTCGCTACAAATCGCCACATGGGCTTCGAGGCTGTCAGCCTCAATATCATATGTATCGCCAGAATGAACATATAACTTTTTAACTTTTGGATCGTCTGCCATTAATAAACTCCTATAACATTACTATTTATGGTGAATTAGTCATCACAAAATACGTATTTTTGATTTTTAAACCTTTTGTTTCAATATGTTTAAATTTATCAATAACTGGCATACCATTAAATTCTTGCATTAAGGTTTTTATATTAATAGCACCGACGTGTTCGATTGCAAAAGACCACATCCAAATATTCATTACTTTATTTTTGTATTCAGATCCAAACTTAAATTTTGTTGTTTTTTGTCGTTTTTTTTCAGGAAGATTTGAGCCCAAAGGTTGAGCTCGCATACTAATACCATTAATAATAGTATCCCAATTTTTTTGTGAGTTATCTTTTCTTCTTATTGAATGCGAAATATCTATTAAAGTATATAAAGTAAACCACGTTGCGTGTTCAAGATTAAACTCATGCATCATAACAAAGATATTTATTGGCCAAGAAAAAACCCCTTCCGAGGAAGGGGTTTTAAACTCTTTCCATACTAAAAATTAGTATGCGAAGTCAGCAACTGAATCTGAACTAAGATCGATACTGTCAACTGTACCTAATGCACGAAGTGAAACTTGTAGTGCGGCGGCTGTCCATGCTGTGTCGCCTTCTACTGCGAAACGGAAACCGGCTGTCCCTACTACACCTAGGATTACAACGGTTGACTTTGTTGCAACCATTTCTAGGATCTTCTGAATTGTGCTATCAACACCCAACTTTGCTGTTGCATTGCCGGCTATTGTTACTGTGAAATGTGATAGTGAACCTACTAGTACTTGACCTGAGGCTACTCCACCATTAACTCTTGCTACCATTGGATTTTCTCCTGTTATATCATTTGCATTAACACGATTTGTATCAATGCTTACATGTATTTATACAATCGAAGGAAAAATTTACTACTAAGATATTTTATTATGTTGAATATTCGCGTCTTTTGCTTTGTTTTCGGTTAAAACGCCTACCTAAAGCAAATCCACCAAGGGCTGTTGCAACCGGTAAACCTATACCAATAGCAATCTTAGACCGTGTACTCATACCGCCTTTTGTTCCGGCTGGTTGTGCTAATTCCATATCACGTGGGGCAACGACTTTACCTTTCTTATTAACTGGAATAAATTTCTTCTCTTTAGATAATTTCATTAAGACTGGATATAATTCCGATCTACGGGCACGTATACGAAAGGCTTGCATACATCGCGTAATAATTAATGTTTTTTGTCCATGCTTTAAGTTAGACCAATCTGATGCTAATCTACGAATCGCTTTATATTGTGCATTATCTACACGCAATTGTTTCTCAAATCTAAATAGAAATTGACCATCAACTTGGGCATTAACTTTTCCTTTAGCAGAATATGCTAACCATTGTTTCAACTGAGGTTGGTTAACATTCAATGAATTACGAAAAATTTGGCTGGCTTCTTGGTCTGCCATTAATGTATTTGTATCATCTGTACCGACTAGACCGCATAACAAAACATACATATCTGTACCGTTGGTACGGAATACATTCCAGTTAGAATACATACGAGTCTTATGTGCATAAGCCATACCCGTTGGAGCATATTTGAATTCATTTTTAAGAATTGTTATAGTACAGGCATAAAGGAAAACTAGATCAGCGGCATCTTTAGCAGTAAATTTCTTTATCTGCTTTTTTTGCCTTACTAATCTGCTTTCACAGAGTTCATTGATAAATTCTAATTCCATAATAGTATTTATCTGATTGGCGTTTTCGATTCTAAAACGACTTTTGAAAATTTTCAGCACTAAAGACTAAACGATCAACAATCTTTACAGCATTACCAATATGGTCAACTGCTACAAAACCCTCTGGGTCTCGTACTTCGATAGAGCCATCTGGCATAATTTTAAATGTATCCATTGCTTTAATTTTGCTCATTTTTTCTGCAAACATGGATTTTACAGCAAACAACGATAACCATACATGATATAATTGTGTAAAGTTTTCTTTATTTGCTTCAAAAAAGTCTAGGCCTTTTTGAAGTTCTTCTGTTTTCCTATCAACAGTATCTTGTCTTTTTGAACCAGAAATTATTTTTTCATACTTATCTTCAAAACGAGCAACATGACTTGATGCAAATGCTAAAGGATTTTCAGGGATAGTACCATCAGATTTAATACTAGCATTAATTGTTGACTCTAAAGATTTCTTAAAATCTTTACCCATTTCTTCGCTCTCAAGAAACTGAAAAACTTTCTGGCCGGCTCCGAGAAGACTTTTATGCGCGGTATTAATTGCTGAACTAATCTTATTAGTTTCTTCTTTTGTTAATGTTACTTGCCCACTTACGTCATGTATTTTAGCATCTTGGAACCAAACATCTGAACTTGGTTTTAAATCATCAACGCTTGCGCCAAAACTTGCTTTCATTGTAGGAATAGTATCACCATCATACTTTGTATGAAAAACAATACCAATTGTTGCTTGCTCAATTTGGTTTGCTATATCACTGCCAACCGGAACAGCATAAGTTAAACTATTTGGAGTAAATGTAAGATATTTTTCTCCATCAATCTCTTTTACCTGTTTAATATCAGATGTAAACAATAAATCGCCTTGTAAAATACCTCGATAATCAGGCGGAAAAACTTTAGGTAGATGCTCTAATACTTCTTTTAATTTACTACGCAACCCACTTAAATCAACTGCTTCGCCTTTATTTGTTCTGTCTGCTTTGTTTTGGTCAATAGCATCTGGTGTGTCCATTATGCGAGGAGTTTTAGCAAACAATCCTTTGTCGCCCATTACAAACTTACCAGTCTCAGGATTAATACCTGCAAATATAGCAGGTGCTCCATCCCACTTAGTTGTAATGTTTACGCTTTCGGTGGCACTACCTTCGAGCATATCTAGTAGGCCTGCGGCAATATTTAATGCATCTTCGGCACCTTTATAACCACCATGTATTAAACTATCTTCAAAATGAGTTAAATGAAGATTTTTACCTTCCGCTTCTGCTTCGGTAATGCCGGCCATTTCCATATCATCTTTAATAGCCCTGCGTACTTTTGCAAGTTTATGGAATTCTATACCTTTTTTACGAGGGATTCGAGGTCCACGGAACTTACGTTTTTGTTTAATATTAAGTATAAGTTCATTAACCTTCATTATTAATCCTTTTTAAAGCATTACTAAATTTATCTACATTGCCTGTGCGGATTGCATTTAAAAACTTTTTTTGTAATTTTTCTGCTGTATCAGTATCATAATTCTCAGAAATCATATTCATAATATTTGATGCAGAAGTAATAACGTGGCTTGCGCGGCTTTCGACTATCAATGCCTTGTTTTTCTGCGGTAAAATACTATCTATTTCATTTAAAATACTTTTTATTTTCATTTTAACAATTCCTGATTATATATATTTATGCTGAGTTACTTATTGAGCTTATTCATATTAGATATCATTTTACGAATATCTGCTGATTTTGTTTCAACAGTTTTACCATTTACTTCTTTATCATCAGTAACATTACTTGTACGTAATACATTTTTATATATCGGAGTTGTATTATCATCTTCCTGGTCTTCATCAGACAAATCTTCAATACGCAAACTTTCTAAATTAAATCCCAGATCAACTCGTTGCCCTACACCACTGCTACTACGTGTTTTCATAAACTGTACTTGATAACGCCCTCGTTCACGCATTGGCGCACTTGTGAAAATACCAATAACATTATCTGCTGTTTGTACTTTACTTAGTCCGCCAGCAATATGACTATGATCAAATTCAATTTCCTCAACTGCTGTTCTGTTTAACTGAGACGCTGTTATTAATAATGTATCAAGGTCTACTGCTAAATTACGTAATTCTTCTGCAACATATTTGTCTTTAACAAACAAATCACTTGGACTTACTCGTTTATCATTTGGCATCATTAGATCTAAATAATCTATTAATATTGCTTGTGCTTGCTTACCGTGTTGTATTTCTAATTCTTTGAGGAATGCTTTAATTTGCCCAGTATTAACACCACTTGGCAAATATACAAGTTGTAAATTACCTGAGGACTTTTTCATCATTCGGACTTTTAAATCAACATCATCTAAACTTTTAAATAAACTTCTACTGCTTAACCCAGTTGCCATACTATCAATACGCATTGCAACCAATTCTTCACTAAGTTCAAGTGTAATATAAACAACATTTAAACCTGCTTGCACCCAATTCAATGCAAGATTTTGCAAAAATAAACTTTTGCCTGCACCAGATGTGCCAGCAAAAATACTTAACTCACCTTTATTAAATCCACCAAATAATTTTTTATCAATTGATGTCCATCCTGTACTTACTTGCCCATTATTATCTTTTAACTTCTGTAATCTTTCTTTTGGATTTGCAAAATAATCTGTACCTAAATTCTTTGCCAACCCTACGCTACTTGCTTCCTTAACACGTTTTTCTACAGAGAAATATTCTCCCTTTTCAATATCATCAGCACTTGCTAAAATTGCTTGCTCAAGTGCTTTAAACTTTGCAAAATCTTGAAACTCATCTAAAAACCATTCTTTATGCCTTGCTGTAACCTCAGCATCTAATTCTAATCCTATTTCTGTTTTTGCTTTAATCTGATCAATAGTAGGCATACTGTTATATTCATCAGCATGTTTATTAATAAATTCAACCGTTGGTCTTAATTTATTATTAAAATATGTAGGTACAACTAATGATTGCACTCTAACATATAACTCTTTATCACTAATTAAAAACCCCAAAAAGAGTTTTTGGAGATCTTCTTTAAATTCTTTTACCATTAATTTTTCTTCTGTCGCCTTATATCTAATATAAATTTTGGATCTTTTATTAATTTATCTTCTATCAAATTGAATAACTGTGTTACACTCAATGCTTTCCGTCGCAAATGTTGCATAATTCTTCCAGCAATTAATCCTTGATTATAATTCAAATTAACTGGGCAATTAGGTTTAGTTGTTACAACAGGCTTTGGAACTGGAACGCCGTCAATATTATCAGTCTTCTCATCACTTGTTGCATTAACATCTACACCAGTTTTATCTTTAATTAAATCTTTTAAATTTTGATTTTCTTCTTTCATAACATCAATTTCTTTTTGTAACTCATCTACTCTTTTAAACAAATCTCCTATATGTCCCATTATGCTATCCTTTTCTTAATCCCAATCTTTGTTGGATTATTCTCAACTGACTCTAATATACTCTTTAATGTAAAAATTCTTCCATATTTCTTAACTGCATCGGCAACATCTTTTATTTCATCATCCCATTGTGGAAAACTAACTCCCCAATTATAACGAAGTGCTTCCTCAATTAATCGTTCACCTGTTTTGTCCCTGTCCGGAACTAAAATAAATTTTCTATTAAATGTATTTAAGTAATCTGCTTGTACTTGATTTATTTTTGAGCCGAGTAAACCAATTCCATCGATACCGATAGCATCAAATGGTCCTTCAACTAGTATAGCATACTTGCGTTCTGTTGTATATAATTGATCTAAATTAAACATATAATTTTTTTGTGTTTGAACATAATATTTTGGTCTATCAGTTTTATTTGGATATACATGTCTTGTAATCCAGCCAACAACTTTTTTCTTAAAATAGCATGGTATAATTATACGTTCATTTAAATTCATATAGGTATTAGGTGTCCAATAATAATTCCAACTACTATATACTCCTTCTCCTCTAGATTGCAAATATTCTAAAATATACTCTGGTGTATTCTCATCTATTGGTTTTGCATCTTTTGGTAATGCTTTTTCTTCCCAATCTAATTTTATCTCTTCAATTTTTGTATTAAATATTGGATTAATTTCTCGTTCATTATAACTTTGAATTTTTAATTTGTTTACTGTAGTATCCGTTATGCCCAACCCTTTTAACAATTCAACAAACTTACTACCTAAAATACCTCCAGGTTTCCAGCCTGTTTTAAATCCACAATTAAAACAGTTAAACACAATTGAATTATCAGCAGTCATGTTAAAACCGCCTCGTTTACGTATGTCAGGACGAGTTTCACCCATTGCAGTACACATAGGGCAATTCAACGACATCCAGCCGCCAGGACTTGCTTTCTTACCAGGAATTCTTGTTAGAATTGTTGATCTTAAATTGTCAGCAAACATCTATATTATAGTATAAGAAAAAGTGCAATTTGTCAACCAATTACTGTGGCTACCAAATGAACACGATCCACTTCGCCGCCATTAAACGCATTATGGTACTTTGTATTATCAGTAATCCATACTTTACCATCTGCTGGCATATGCATTACCTCATTATCAATAACCATTAATGCACCAGGGTTAGTTATAATAGGAATGTGCAATCTCTTTTCCGGATCTCGATGCCAACTTAATGTAGTACGAGGTAACTTCCAAAGTAACCTAACTCTACCTAATTTATATTTGGTTAATAATGTATCGTAGACTTCTTTATAATAAGTATCTTCAAATAATTTAACAAATTCAGTATATTGTGATTCATCAATTACTTCTTCACGTTGAACTTCGACGCCTGTACTATCAGGCTTGGTCCAAAATAGTCCTCTTACATTACCACCAGTAATTGAATTCGGGTCACCAGGAATTTGAGTTAAACAAATTGCATTAATATCACATTCGATGAGAGGAGATTGCCGTGCCACTCTATCATCGATGAGTTGTAAGTCTTTCTGAAGTTTCCCAATATCAAATTCTATATCAGGGTCCTTGTAAAAGTTCTGTATCATTGTTTAACTTCTATGTAATACCTTATCTATTGTGCCAGTATTACCAGCATCATGTTCATAAACAAACCTAAGCCAATTACATGATAATCTAAAGTTACTAGCATCAATTCCAGTTAATGGCGATGATGTTGAAAACGTTAAATGGTCTGCTGTAGCATTGTTAGGATATAAATCCACTATAAACCAATTCGTTGGGGCGTCTAGATCGAGACTGCCTTCAACCCAAAAACTTCCTGCCCAAGTTGTAGCATAAAGGGCACAAGTATGTAAATTAGTTTGATAATTTTTTGTTGGACTAACATCAATTCCGGCACTTTCATATCGTGTACCATTTAAAACAAACGTTGTTACTATTGCACTAGCCGAAGGTGTTGGTATAACTCCCTCAATAAGTTCAATCGCACCTATAGCATTTTGAGATGTATCAACATACATAACGTTTTGTTCATCATTTAAATCTGTTGACGTTACACTGAATTCATAAAATCCTTGATCTAAATTAACTGTATCTGTCCATGAAAAAAGTACATCAAATTTTCCATTGGATCCATCGGTAATCGTTGGCACTTTTTGTACTGCTAAGTCGCCAGTATTTGCATTCATAACATTTAAATATAACGTTAACAAAGAAATATTAGCGGGCCTGCGATTTTCATCAAACACTTGAAATGATATTTTATCATCAATTCCTTTGTGTACTTTTATTACGTCATTGTACATAGTTCCGCTTAATCCTCCGTCTGTTAATGTTAAAGAATGATTTATTTTATATGTGTAAATATTATTAACAGCCATTTGCTTTCACTCCAACACTCATAAAGTATTTATCGGAATAAGTAATAGCAATGAATGATGACATAAAACAATTGATCGAAAAATATCCATTCTTAACTGGTATTAAATATGCCAGTAAAGAAATTATCGGCATTATACAAAATCATAATTCTCACATTACTAGTATCTATTCTTTTGATTTAATTGGAGATAGCGATCTTAAGAAAAAGTTCTTACACGTAGGTGATACTTGGTGGTGGGAAAGTAATCGTATTACGCCAATAAATTTATTCCTTCCGTACGAAATGGAACAATTTCGTTTTTGCTTACGAAACTATATAAGTAAAGATGTTGAATTTTTGTTTGGGCCAATTACAAGTCTGCATAACATAGTTAGAAAACGTATTAAGAGACGAACAGTACAATTAGTACGTAAGATAGATAAAACTTAACTACATTGTTCCACTATTAAATTCATTTGTACTACAATCGCAACTGCATAAGCAATCGAATGAGATTTTTTGAAATAATATCCACCGTCAATTGGTGCAATCCAAACTTCCTTGTTTATTGTATCCCACTCTTCATTTAACAAATAACGCTTAGATGGTCTTATAATTGCTAACACAGATGCTAATTGTTCAACTGTTCGTGGCTTTAACTGAGATACTATTTTATAATGAGCGTGTATATGAAATAACTGTTCAACAAAATCTTTATGGTCAAGCAACTCCCACATTGGTTCTTTATTCATTAAACTATCTAAATGTTTCTCATCATTGATATCTTTATAAAGATTAACATTCAAAAGATCTAACTTAAAATATCCTCGCTCCTCAGCCATTTTATAATCAATAGTTGAGGATCCTGTCAATGGATTTACTGGTATGCTATTAAAATATACGCCAGTGTTATGCTTTTTATCATCAGTAATACTTGCTGGAATATGTTTTAATACCGTTAACACATCATCTCTATTTTTTAAATCAACATCAATATCAGGTAATTTCATAGGCCGGCCTCTGTTAAAACTTTTTGTACAAATTCAACTTCGTTTGGATCATTTTGAAATTTATGACTCCACGTTCCGGGATCTAATGCATCTGCTACTAATGACATTTGTTCATCATTAAGTTGTCCTAACATACTCGTACCACTTTGACAATTAAATACAACCCATGGTGAAATTCTTCCTGTCCTAATCCAGTATGTAAATAAATTTGGATTTACTTCTCTAAAAAAATAATACCATAGTTTTCCAGATTGTTCTGCCCATTTTTGCATAAACTTAATACTACGTTCCATTGCAACATCTGCACTTTCTCTTTTAGAATGATCTCTTACATATAATTCGTATGCGGCATCTTTGGCCCAATCATCCATTTTAACTTCATGCTTAATAAGCCAATCGACAAATACTTCAAAATCTAAACAATTTGCGTCTTGTGCAAACTTTCCAAATTTTGTAAATCCTAAATAAAATTGTGATTTGCGAAACTCATCAAACGGTTTATCTTTTGGTCTAACCGCAGTTGAATTTAAATGATGAAAACGCTGAAACGCTCTAAATCCTAATTGCACATACTTTTCATCCTGGCCCATGTGCCTTCGTTTTTGTTCACAGGTATGGTTACCGAGAGTTTTAACACTTTTAAATTCTCGGTTACAAAATTTACATTTAAATCCGTTACTTCTTTTTACTTCTACGTTTGTCATTAAAGATATCAGAAATTTGCTTGTCGTTGTATCCGAGTTTACAGGCAAGGTCTTGGAGGTCATCTTTTGTGTTCATTTCCTTTAACAAAGTTAATTCTTCATCGTTTATAGTTGGATATACATCTAATAGAAATTTATCGATAGCGTTTTCCTTAGTTCTACTATTTGGGGTTCCAACCCATTGTCCAAAATATTTTTCAGGACCGATGCCTATTACACTTAATAACAACCATTGCAACTCTGGATGGTTACTTATATCGCTGTAATGATCATTACATAGTTCATTAATAAACATTAGATAATGTTCTTTGTTTCGGTGTGTACACGTTGCCCAACGATGTATCATCCAAAAATTTACTTGACTGCTTTTCTTCATTTCAGGAGGCAACTTATTATAAAAATTTCTATCTCCCTTATTAATTGCAGGAAGTATGTCTTTAAACATATCAACTTTCATTGTCAATTATTTCTTCATGTTATTACATCACCGATGTCAATTTGATCTGGAATTTTGTTTGTTTCTTTTATAAAAAATGCACATAATGGATTAAACTTATTTTGCAATGGCATTGCTAATAAATGGCCAAATTTTAATTTTGGAAAATACCATTTAAGTTCAACAAACACGTTTACGATTTGTACAGGTGCCCAAGTAGGCATATATCCTTTCAATGGGTTGTATAATAACGTTTCAAAACCTCTATCATTTAAATTTGTTAAAGGTAATACTTCTAACATTCCTTGGCCTGGATCGCCTACTAAAATATTCCAATCTAACGGCATTTGAATTTGAAACTCGCCGATCTGTAAAACTACTGCCGGAGAACTAAAACTCTCCAAAAATATCAAAGGTAAGAAATAGTAATCAATAAATGTTGGGTCTGTTACATCGAGAACACAATATCTTACATCGTCAATTTCGTCAGGTAAATTATTTAAACTATACGGTTCATTTTCTACTGTTAATATTTGCATACACTCTTCCTACGATTGTTATTATAACATCTTTTTTTTAAAAGTGCAATCATTTAAATGACACTTTTTCAATATCAAACGGATACTGTGCTTCTCTATAATACTTTTTACGTGTCGTTAGATGCCTTTTACTATATTTACAATTGCTAGTAACATCCCATATCTGCACAAAGTTTTTATCGTGTGCTTTACGTATGCCTCTACCTATACTTTGAATAACTCTTACAAATGACTTACCGGGCTCAATAAGAACAAGATTAAAAATCCTAGGAATATTGATTCCCACAGAGGCCACGCCGTAGGTTGCAACAATAAGTTTCGTATCGCTTGTTGCAACTTCGTCATAAGTTTCTTTACGGTCTTCATTTTTAGTCGCTCCTCTTACAAATACAGCCTTTGGTAATCGTTCAATTAACATTTCTCCAGTTTTAATTTGTCCAATTAAGACTAAAGTATTTCCTGTTTCTGCAATATCACCTATTACACCAGAAAGATAATCAATACGCTTAGGATCAGATACCAAATATTTTAATTCACTTGGATAATTTGGATACTCAACATCGTCTTTTAACTGCAATACCTTAACTTCACAATTACTCAGCACACCTCTTTCTTGCAATTCGTGGGCACTAATAGAATTAATTACCTCGCCCAAACTTGCTTTAAGACTACAGAACTCGTAATCCTCTTTTGGTATTGTACCTGTTAGTCCCCAACGAATAGGAATATTTGCAAAGACGCCTGTAAGTAATTCTTTTAGCACATCTGCTTTTGCTTGATGTACTTCATCTACCATTACACATACAACGCCTTCAATAAATTGTTGTATATCAATTCCGGCTGTTTTCTTTTTGCTCTTTTTAAGTAGAACATTCAAAGATTGCCATGTACAAATAGTATGTTGGCGGCCAAACTCTTTACGATCACCATAAAATACACCCACGTCGAGGCCAATATTAATATAATCCTCTTCTGTCTGCGTTACTAAACTCTTGTTAGGTACTATAACAATGCTACGCCCGTATTCTCCTACTAACTTACTTAGCGTAGCAGTTATAATCGTTTTGCCAGCACCTGTAGCAACCTCTTGTAGGCTTTGTAAGTGTGACAGCGAGTTATTAACAACATCTACTTGGTAGTCTCGTAGAACAATAGCCTCTCCCTCATTAACATGCCCCTTAGGCCACGTAATATCACTTAATACATTCTCATCAATTTGATCAAACTTAAAATTCCATTGTTGCCTATGATCCTCTATGTCTAATTCGTATCCCGATTGCTGTAGTATTGGTAGCAATGTATCTAACAAATTAAGGTATGTCCTACCACCTACATCGCAGAAACGTATCATACCATCCCAGCGTCCTAACTTATACGCAGGCATATGGTATGCATATGGTAGCATAAACTTGACGGCCGCTGATAACTTACGCCTCGTAGACGGGTCAACGTTTTCAAATTTAATGTTTACTTCGTCACGGATAACGAGTTTTGCTGTCGGCATCTTTGTCGTACCTAAATATTACACCACAATATCCACATATTGCTTCCGGTGATTTTTTGCTTACACGATAATAAACAATAGGATGAGAACCCACATTGTCCTCTCCTATACAAGAAATACTATTCGAACTTGTATAAACTATTACTTTTTCCATTACAGTAAGTTTATATGAAATTGCCCTTAATGTCAAGTTAAAAAAAGGGGCCGGCAATGAGACCGACCCCCACCTGCCCGCTCGGCAAGTTAACTCATAATCTTCCTAACCATGCAAGTCGTTTCTGCTAGACGCTTCCACTTCTCATTGTTAGGAGCCATTTTAAACAAGTCTGCAATTTTGAGTACCATTCGCAATGACACTTCGCGCAGTTTTTCCTTATTATCTTCGATGTACTTAACAATCATTTTTTCTTCGTCGTCGGAAAGTTTATGATCATCCAGCATCCCGTCACCAACAATCTGATGAATACGAAGCATCTTGTCTTGCATTGTATCCAATGTTAGATCCAAATAATGACACCTAGAAATAATTGCTTCTAAATGATCTTTGATTTTGCCCATCCGGTTGCCCTTCATATGAGCATCGAACTTCAAGTTTGAAATAAAGATAATCGAACCCTTAAACTCAAAATGATCCGGAATACCTTCATTCCGCAATTTAGATGAATCAGCGTTCCAATAAATCCTACGATGCTTACCTGAATCCAACGCACCCTTAAGGATGTTTAGTGACAACTCGTCCCAAAGAACTGTGTCACAATCATCAAGTACCAGCACCATGCCCGGATCACTGTTCTTAAATAATAGAGCATAAAGGCCCAACGGAGTCATTGCTCCTTTAATAACCTCATACTTGGCCTTCTTGCCAGCAAGTTTATTAAAAGTGTGATGCTTCTCGAGCGTACTTTCGACACCAAATGACTTACCAACACCCGGAGGGCCTGTTACAACCATACCTCGTACGGTACCTTCCATTGTTGCTTCGGTCATCTCATTTAGAATTTCGAAACGCTCACGAATTCGTTCAATTGCTTCTGCTTCGGTTTCTTTTGAAACTAGAGTTGGGTCTACTGTACCAGCAGGTACGTCTTTACCAACAAACGAAAAAGCGTTTTTGTCAGCAACCCTGACTCGAATAAAGCGATTGGGAAATCCAGCAACCGGCGTTCCATCAACAGTGATGAAATTATGCTTCTTGCCTTCTGTGAAACCTTTTGTAAGAGGAAAAACTACACCCTCAATTGGAGTGTTACGATACTCTCCAAAAACCTTTACCATTTGAGCGGACATATAATTACCTTTCGGTTGGTTGGTGAATTAAATAGTTCTCATTAACTATAGTATAATAATAACACATCTGGGTGATCTGTCAACCTTAACTGGGCTATTTTGACGGTTAAATGCAAGATTTCTTGGATTGTTGCAAAAATACAACAGATTACCCTGATATTTTTAGGGTTTCTTTCGCATCTGCAACTTGTTTCGTCGCGATTGCGTGTAAACGAGAATTGCCCTTATCTAGCACCTGCAAAAGAGCCTCTTTTTCTCTAATATAAACTTTAGCAAAATTTGGATCGTGTTTTACGATGCTTTTGCTGTTGCTGATCAAATCAGCCAATTTTACCGTTTGTGCATCAGCACTAGCACTAGCAGAATGCTCTCTGTCCATTTCTTTCCTAAGGGCTCGATTTCCATCTTCGAGTTTACTTATATCAGTTAGTTCATTTACTAGTTTAGCGATCGCAGGACCGAAATGCTCAACAATTTCCGCATTCGTGACATTTGTGTCTTCAACGGTATCGTGCAAAAGGGCGGCCGCTTGCATTGCTTCGGATCCGCCAACCGATTTAACAATCTGTGAAACTTCTATTGGATGGACAATGTAATCCTCGCCAGTGTACTTTCGTTTCTGGCCGATGGATTCGTGGGCATCTTTAGCAAACGCCAAAGCCTTATTAACCACGTTCTCTTGATCTACCTCTATAATTCGCATACTATCCTTCCAACTCATTTAGTATACTTATCAACTTTCTCATCTTGCCAACTTTTTTCTGCCAGAAGCCTTTTGGTATAGGCGTGTTCCAACCATTTTTGCGAGCATTGCTTATACTAGTAAATAGGCCTGCCTCAACCATAATATGGGCCATGATCCAATGCTCCTGAATCGGAACATTTTCAATATCATCAAAACCAAACAGTTCTATATCTTTATCAGAAATGCTCGGATGGACAAAATTAATTTCGTTAGTCACTGGCTTGTGCGGCCAACGTTGGCACTGCCCAAAACATTAAGCCTAAACCAATACCAGCAAACATAAAGAACTGGGCGAACGTCATTGTATCCTGTTCAAGGCCGCCAACGGCACCCATACACAAGAACAAACCTGCAATAAATCTAATCATGTTAGACTCCTTAAATAAAAACACTAACAAGAACTATTAAGCCAATTATTGCACATGATATCAATATTAACGATACAATAAATTTTGCGATATTTGGCAAAAATGCAACTACTAAAACTAGCAGTATTAAAAACAACAAAATCTCTAACATACTATTTTCTCCTCAATTGGATCGAAACCACACTTAGCAACTACCCACTGTTTTCCGTCTGGGTCTTCGACTATATCGCCAACGCTCGTTGAGGACATTGGGCCAAGCCGTTCAATTTTCTCTTCTGGGCCTTGATTCCCAATATGGAATACGCCCTCTAACGTCAATGCATCAATGTTGGCAACGTGCTCAAAAAATCCGCCAGCAATTGCTTCGCTCGGATCACCAAAAACACTGGCTTGCAACCGGGCTTTCTGCTTAGGAACTGAATCATGTCCAGTAGCATTAACCTGGGCAACCTCTTCATCTGTAAGATGAACCTGAAACAATTTAAACATATTTCCCTCATTTCTCATTATGTATACATTATAGCATGATATCTTGGTTTGTCAATCATATAAGTCATTGAAATATAAGGGTTTTTAAATTATTTTAGCATAAAATCGGCTAATTTTGTCATTTCTTCCTGGATTACGTCAGTTTCTGCACCCATTTGACGGGAAAATCCAGCTCTTACAAACCTCATAGCAATAGCCATATCTCTGGCAAATTCATCATTTAACGGAAGATTGCGGTTATCAGCAACCTCGCCAATGTAATCAATTACCTCGGCTACAATAGTATCCAAATCATCAGTATCTAAAACAGATTTATTTGGATTTAATTGTATAATATTATCTTGGGACATTGTTATTCTCCTTATTATGTTATATAATAATAACAGAAAATAACAGTTTGTCAATCATTACAAATATATATCTTGGTAAATATATGTATGAGAGCATTAGAATTTTTAGTTGAGGCACAAGAAAAACTAGATAGTGACGAATTTAAACAAATTCTTACTGCTGGTGTAGTTTCACTCGGTAACCTTTTTCATAAAAACGGATTTGAACTACGTATTGTTGGTGGTGCAGTTCGAGACCTAATGCTTGGCAAATTGCCCAAAGATACAGACTTAGCATCAGATGCTACACCAGACGAAATGGTTGAAATGTTTGAAAAGGGCAATATTAAGTATATTCCAACAGGATTACAGCACGGAACAATTACCGCTGTAATTAATAAAGAACAATTAGAAATTACAACGTTACGTGCAGACGCAGAACATACTGGTAGACACGCTACTGTTGAATTTATACGTAGTTGGGAAGAAGATGCTAAACGCAGAGATTTAACATACAATGCTATGTCATTAGATTTAGACGGTACAGTATATGATTATTTTAATGGAGCAAATGACTTACAAGATAAAGTAAGTAAATTTGTAGGTGAACCGGAACAACGTATACAAGAAGATTATTTAAGAATTTTGCGCTACTTTAGATTCCAAGGACGCATTAATAATCCTACTTGGGAGAAAGATACATTAGATGCTATAAAAAGCAATGTTAAAGGTTTAACACAAATTTCTGGTGAACGTATATGGATGGAAATGCAAAAGATACTGTTAGGTAACAATGTAAAAGACATATTAGTACATTTAGAAAAAACAGGCGTTACAAAAAATATTAATCTACCATTAGATGATATTGCACTAGCAGAAAAAGTTAGTACAATGCAAAGTCCTATTGTTCCTTTAGCAAGTCTTATGCGTAATATAAAAGATGTAGACGCGATAGGTAATGCATGGAAACTATCAAATGCAGAAATGCAACTTTTATCTTTTTTAACTGAATTTAAAAATACACCTCTAACACAGCAAAGTGCAGAAGAATTTTTAGTTGATGAAACTCATCAATATTTTGTTTATGCTCTTGCTAAAATACAAGACAAAGATGCTATTGCAAATCATATTAGAAGTTGGCAAGTACCAGAATTTCCTGTAACAGGAAAAGACTTAATTAGTGCAGATGTAAAACCTGGTCCTAACATGGGTGCTTTACTAACAAAGTTACGAGACGAATGGAAGTCTAAAAACTACAAACCT